TGAGATAGATGCAGGGGCCATATTGTCTAAAGCGGGGTCTTCAATCAAACGACAACTAATGGGTGGTAAGATTAATGATATGATACAAGGTCGTGCAGTTAATCCCATGGATGAAGTTCTTTTAGATGGGTTAGACTTTAGAGAGTTTACCTTTAACTATGACTTCAATCCTACATCAAAGGAGGAAGCTATAGAAGTTGGTAAAATTATAAACACCTTTAGACGTGCTACACTACCGAACACTAGGGACTTTAATGTTGACACAAAAAATGTTGCTGAGGGGAAGAACCTGCACTTTTATAACTATCCAAACAAATTTCAAGTCTCCTTCGAGGGGCCGATACAGAATCATGTCGATGGGTTCCTCACAATGGTTTGTAAAAATGTCGAAGTTAACCATGATGGTGGACAAAAACTTTCTACATTCTATACTGGTCAACCAGTAAGAACAACAGTAACATTAACTTTTCAAGAAATTGTTGTACTTACTCAACAGAATTACGACAATATATCTGCAATTAACAACAGTGCAAGAACATATAATGACGAAGAATTTGGTGTCAGAAACACTGATTATGACCCACCAGCTGGTACACCTGAAAGTGGAGGGAACGGATAATGTCTAATAAAATGTTTAGTAATTTTTCGGAAGTTCAATACACACTTGGTACAGGTAAGATTGTTACCATTAAGGATTTCTTTAAGAAAGCCTCTGTTGAACAGGAATCACTTTGGGGAGTTGTTGACTATACCTTCTATCAATTAGAAGATGGGGAGAGACCCGATATAGTTGCAAATAAACTTTATGGTGATTCAGATTTACATTGGACACTATTTCTTGTAAATGATTTTGCAACTTACGGTGATTGGCACAAGGACAGTGTAACATTAGAAAACCATATGTTAAATAAATATAAAGGACAATGGTTGAATGCAGATTTAGTATCAGACTTGATGACATCATCTACAAATAAGTTCTTAATTGGTGAAGAGATATACGAGACATCAAATACAAATGTCACTGGTAATATCACGGATGTGGATTTAACTCGGAAGAGAATTTCCGTTGTTGGGGATGTGTTCTCTGCAAATTCAATTACTAGTAAAACTAGTGGTACTGAGATTAATAACATCTTTACCAACAGAACTTTTACACCTTCATCTGTAGTAAATAAACGAGATGGTGTTCATCATTGGGTAGTGACAGACAGTACAGGACTTGAATACAAAGTTCATAACGAACCTACGGCCGAACTTACATCCAATCCACCTACAGCTGTAGCAGTTACTTACCAAGACCATGAGTATAATCTAAACGAAGAGAAGAGAAGTATTAAGATTATCAGACCTTCAGTAATCAACCAAGTTGTTACCGAATTTGAAGAATTGATGAGAAACTAATGAGTCAACAAACAGAAACCGCAGGTAAAATTTGGTTTGAAGCCATAGACCTTATAAATCAAGAAGGTCAAGTCGTTGATATTCAAGAACTGGTTGTGCAATTTGATTTGTATGAGAGTATATACAATAAATTTGTAACAGCAAGAATGGTTATTGCCGATGGTGTTAATCTACTTAAGAACTATAGAGTTAATGGTCAAGAGTTTATTCGCATTTCCTGTAAGATGGATGATGGTGAAAGAGTTTCGGATGCAGACTACTCAATAGACAAGACATTTCAGATTCATAAAATACATAATGTTAAAAGGAAGGGTGTACTAGAAGCCTACGAAATAGAGTTAGTCTCTCCAAGACAGTTTTACACACTAAGGTCAAGAATAAGTAGAAATTATCGTGGAACTTATAATGATATCCTTGTGCATCTACTAACAAAGGAGGGGTCTTTCAAAGTAGATGAATTTGATTATGCACTTCCCACATCTCCTGAAGTACAATTCATTGTTCCAAACTGGACAATAGACAAGACAATAGATTTTATATGTCAACAGGCAGACTCAACAACTGCAGAGGGTGATGGGGCTCCTGCATTTCATAGAGGGTTCTTCTTCTTCCAATCACTTAATGGTGGTTTTAGATTTATGGACATAGATGGGATGATGAAATTAGAACAACCTGCAACATTTACTTATGGTATTACACAAGACAAAGAAAATCCTCAAGATAAAAACTTTCAGATTATAGATTTTCACAACCCACAACTATTTGATACACTTGAGGGAACCAAGTCGGGGATATATTCAGGAAGACAGATGACTTATGACCCAATTCTAAAACTAGAGATGGAGACACATCACGATATAGGGGAAGTGTATAATAGAAAGAATCATTTAGGTCAGGCCCCGATGATTAGAACTACTACAAATACAAATGGATTCTTTGAAACTACAAAAACAACTGGTTCAGTTGGTGACTCAATTGAATTGCAAACTACAGATGCAAACTATTCCCCCAATAGGTCTATTGGAAGTGCATTAAAGGTATCTACTAAGATGGTTCATGCACATAGTAATGCAAGTGAGTACACATCGGATGAAAATATTGCATCTTATGATAGTGGAGCAGATACACCAGCTGGATTTGAACGAAATGCAATGCATCACATACTTGCACAACATAGACTTGAAGTCACTGTTCCATTCAGAACAGATTTGACTGTAGGAACAGTAGTAAATCTAATCATACCATCAAGTGGTTCAGGACTCAACTCGGTTGATGATGGTTTGAATGACCATAGATACCTTATAACAGATTTAAGAGTTGCAGGTGACCCGATATCTCAAGAAGGTATTACTGTTATGGGTGTTTGTAAAGAATCTTATGCAAAACGGATTGAAGATGTTAATCCACTCTTGTTAAGAAAAATAGAGGGAAGAGAATAATGGAAACATTTTATGGTGTAGTTGAAGACAGACACGACCCTATGATGGTTGGAAGAGTACGAGTTCGTATTCACGGCCTGCATTCAGAAGAGAAGACTCAGATTTCAACACCCGACCTTCCATGGTCTACTGTAATTCTTCCTACAACCTCTGCAGGGTTAACAGGATTCGGAACACAACATGGTCTTGTGGAAGGTTCGAGTGTTTATGGATTCTTTAGAGATGGTAAGAGTCAACAAGACCCTGTAATCACAGGAGTTGTTGCAGGTATTCCTGTTCAAGGATACAAGAAAGATGCAAATGGAAACCTTATAAAACGAAAGGTTACTATAGGATTCAGTGACCCAAGACGATTGACAACGAGTGAGTATACAGGAACCCCCGATGGTACCACACCCTCACACAACCCAAGAAGAACATATGGTCTCACTGCATCTTTAGAAGATGCACCTCAAATTCCTGATGAAAGAAAGACCCCGTTGAATTACGGGCCATGGGTTGTCCGAACAGGGAACGTCATCACAGAGCCTACAAAGACTCAGGAAGACGATAAACCATATTACCCATATTATACTGATGCTCCTGATTATTCTCCTTACGCACGAGGTGAGGGAGACTACACCGATAGGGATTTTGGATTCAAGGGGTCGAACATATCATATGTTTCTAAAGCAGACCCAAAATACCCGTACAACAAAACTGTGTTCACCGAATCAGGACACTTACTAGAGTTAGATGATACACTAGGTGCAGAAAGAGTTTCCGTTGCACATAGGTCAGGAACCTTTCATTCAATAGAACCCGATGGGTCTGAGATGACACGAATCGTCAATGACCGTTACACTGTAGTGTGCAAAAATGACGAAGTCTATATCGGTGGAAATGTTAATGTAAAAATAATGGGTAATGCCGATATCAAAGCCTTTGGTGATGTGAATCTAAAAGGTTACGGAAAAGGAACACTAGACTTTACAAATGATGTAGAAATTAAAGCTGGTGGAAACATGACACTGTCATCAGCAAAAAAACTTAAACTCTCAGCACAAGTAATCGAATCATAATGTCTGTTAACCCATATCTTGGAGTAAAGGTTACGGCAGGAATGGTAGTGGCCGAGACAGCAAAGGCACTCACAATAGAACTACCTACTTCTCTACCATGTCCAACCGATGACATATTTTCAATACCAAAACTAGAAGACCTCTTAAAACCTCTACAAGAGATTGCACAACTTCCCGAGAAACTCGATGCCAAACTTGCATTGATGAAGAAGGAAAAGGAAGACGAGATAGTTGTCCTAGTGGAAAGGTTAAAGAACCCCGAATTAACCCAAGAAGAACGAACTGCAATTATAGAAGAGATAGAAATTGCAGAAGCCTATGTTGAGAATGTCTTGGGTGGTGAGTTGCTTGAACAAATTCGAGACATCCAAAAACAGATTGAAAAATATTTTGAAGGTTTGGAAAAACTCTTAAGTCCATTTTGGAAAAAGACTGAAGGTAAAAGAAACTGGCAACAAGAACTTGAAGATGCATTAGGGGACTTACTTGCAGAGTTTCATATCTACATCCCAGTTAAAGTTTCTGAAATAATACAAAAACTCATTCCACTGAGTCTAACTATTCCTATTTTAGGATTAGAGATTGACATCATCAAATTAATAACCGACCCCAACTATAAGAAAGAATTGGAGGACATGATTGCAGGAAAGAACTTTGTAACTCAGATAATTGCAAAGAAGAAACGACTTGCAGAAGTTAACGAAAGGTTATCAAAAGAAATATATGTTCTGAATACAGAAGAGATTGAAAAATTAGAGAAAGAGAAGACACAACTTGAGAAAGATATAACTGAACTTGGAGATTTGAGAACTGCATGGGTTGATAAATTTCTCCTATTGGTTCCTAAAAATGAAAGAGGGTTTGACGGAGAGTTATCAGAACTTGATAACGACCAAAAGGCAAAACTTATATGGAAGTATATTAAGAAAGAGATAAAGGAGTGGATACTAAACCTACACATGAAGGCTTTTGAAAAACTTATTGGTATGTTTCAGGAAATATGGGATGCACTTGGATTACCAAGTTTACCATTATCTGAAATTGCAGAACTTCTGAAGATGGATGTCCCTGCATTGTTGGAGAAATTGAAAAAAACTCTGAAAGATAAGTTCATGACTACATCAATGAAAATTAAAGAAAGACTTGAGGATATTGAGGGAGAGTTGGCAGTTGCAGAACTTGATGGTAATGTCGAAGAAATTGAAAAGTTGAATATAGAGAAACGGGAACTAGAAGCCAAGTTACTTTTAGAGAAAGGAAAGTATCTAAGAGGATTAGAAGACCTTATATTAGGATTCGAGATACCAATTATAGGAATGACAATTGAGGAGATAATGGGTGGAGAAAATATCTCTACAAATAGTTCTATAGAAGACCGACTGAAGAAATTTGAAGGAATGTTAGAAGATTTCGTAGCGAACTGGACACAAAAACTTCTCTTTGCATGGGTCAAGTTAATTAAGAAATTTATACAAGCAATTGGACTGGGTGCAATAATAGATTTAATCCTATTGACCTTCTGTGATTTCTTAAAACTTATTGGTAATCCGTTTGCAATCATGATTACAATACCTAGTCTTGAGGGTATACTAGAATCGTCTACATACAAACCCAAGGTTCGGGTACCAAGTATACTAGATGCAGAGTTGGACTCAAACCTATCAACTTCAGATGGAACTGAAGAGACCAATCTATTTGCCATCGAAGGGACGACTGGTGATTTAAAAGTGTTTATCAATGGTGTCAAACAAGTAGATAACTACACAGTGGTCGGAACTAACGTGATTATGGATACCATATTGGAAAAAGGTTTAGTAGTATGTGCAATCAAAGTGCCAACACCCTAACGAAGTTGTATAAATAGAACTATGGAATACACAAAATCAAAGACAGTTGTACAGACAGAGTATGCAGATATCGACTTGTTCTTTAAACCACATCCAATTACAGGAGATGTGAGTTTAAAGTATGATGATGCAGCTGTAAAAAGAAGTGTAAGAAATATAGTGCAAACTAATTTCAATGAAAGACCTTTTAAGCCAGGTCTTGGTTCAGGTGTAAGAGAGATGCTCTTTGAACTGAATACAGACAGACAAGTAAGACGACTT